TTCACTAAGTCTTCGGGCTTCGCTTTCAGAAATATAACTTAAAATGCCGTTTATTTCATCAGCATATTTTTTTGCATCTGAAAGCTCATCGTCACCAAATATTTTATTTCCTACACGATAAGGCATTTACTTTTCCCTCGATACGCCCTTAGTTTTTTCATACGAACGCATAGCGCCAAGACCAAGCATACCCATCAGTACAGGCATCATAGTCTCTAGGTCAATCAACGGTATAGTCACTTCAATAGCCAACAGAGCTAGTACAAAGTTGGTAAAAGGTATAACCATAAAGTTACCAGTCATGCCCAAGACACAACACCAGCCAACAGCAGGTCTCCAACCAGAGACAAACAAGGACTTATGTGCTGCTTCTACTTTGTTAACTTCTAGCTGTGCCTTAGCAAGCTCCTGAGCGTGTCTCTGAGCCATTGTAGCAACTTCATGGGCCAGCCTAGCCTTCTGGTCCTTGTCCTGTACAAACTTGTCTAGAAGCCCTGTGACAGGCCCTATGAGCGACTCAATCATCTAGCAAACTCCAAGATGCCAATAGCTACAGTAACGATAACAGCAATTGAGGCAAAGCCACCTGTCATCATCTTTTCTAATCTGTCAAAGCGTTGGTTGTGTGCGTCCAGTTGCATCTGAATCATTTGATAACGGATACTGCACTCACGCTCGTGTGACTCTAAACGCGATATAGCTTGCTCTAGGTCTGACATGACTATTCCTTATTATTTTGCTCGACAGTTACCTGAGCGTCTAGTTTACCAATTTCTACTTCTAATCTATTTAGCTGCCTGCGTAGCTCGTGTATCTCTATGTTGCGTTCTTCCAGAGCCATAATCTTAGCGTTCTGTATAAGATCGTCTGGTAACGCACCACGCATACCCAAAGGCCATTCACGAACAAACGCAGAGTTTTCCTGTATGTTCATGTCCTGTATTTCTTGGCTGTGTTCAACCGTAGTAATACGAGTGTCTAGCGTTACGTAAGCAGTAGTAGCCATAACGATGCCAGCACCAAGAGCAACTAAGTTCCTTAGCGGTATAGCGACCTTAGTGTTGTCATCAATCTCAGGCATTACCAAGGCATACCGTCAGCAGATACAGGATTCTTTTGTCCTTCAATGTTTGCTGTTAGTGCTGCTTCAGTGTCAGCTTGGTTTACTGATTCCCAAACCCAACCAAGAACTACTTCTTCTGTCAGGCTGTCGTAAGCAACAAAGTCATCAGCAGAGGCGTCAGGTGTAAAGCCACAGGTGCCGTATGTAGAAGCAGAGTAGTCTCCATCTACTTCAGATACACGCCAGTGTGCAACGGTTACACCACCGTCTGCTACGTTACGCTCAAGATTAGCTATAGTCCATGTAGCCATTAGTTTTCTCCTTTAGGCTGTATAGCCGTTACCTGCTGTAATTGCGGCATTAGCGGCACTCATGTCCTCGCCGTCCCAATCGTCTTTGGCAACCATAAGCTCAAGGTGAGCTACGTTACGGTCAACTGCGTCCTGTCGGTCATCAGCTTCCATATCGTCGTCTTGGTTACCAGCAACAATGTCGTTAATAAGATCTACGCTATGTCCCATAGCAATAAAGTCTTGTGTGCGTTCTTCAGCAGTTCTTGCTTCGTCAGTCATGAATAGACTCCTTAGTTAGATTCAAGTGTTGCGACTCGTGTTTCCAAGTCTTCAATTTTAGTCATTGCTTCTTGCAAGGCTTTAATAGCTTTCATATACAAAACACTGTATTTCACAGACTTCATTCCGTCTTTGTCTTCGCTCACAAGACCAGACATTCCTGAAGATTCTAACTCCTGAGCTACCACACCAATATGTGTTTCACCTGTTGAGTCAAGCGTATAGCTCCTTACTTGAACGGCCATGATGTCGTCAAGTTGAGATGACGCATCAACAACATTTGATTTCAAGCGTTCATCGGAAAGTGAGCCATAAGAGTTGTTTGTGTTGGTAACGTCTCCATCTCCAGCAACCCTGAAAACCTCAGTGGTAGAAGAATTGAAAGCAGTAATCAAATAGTTGTTGTTGTTGGCGTTTTGTAAACCTAAGCAGTTTGTAGAGGAAGTAGCTTTGACGCTTGACTTTGCGGTGTTTATTTGGGAAACAGTGCCAACTAGATAGTTACCAGAATTATCAAAAATACCCCGAGGATTACCATCACCATCTGCCAAGACGATGTAGTTGCTTGAGGTGCGGATGTCGAGGCTATTCATGTTGCCGTCGTAACGACCAATGATGGTGTTTTTAGAGCCTGTGGTAATAGCGGCTCCTGCGCTTCGGCCAATAGTAGTATTAAAAGTTCCTGTAGTAGCTGAAGTTAAAGCAAGATAGCCAACAGCAGTATTATTACCACCTGTAGTAATAGCATCGCCAGCACTATGACCAACTACAGTGTTTTCTGCCGACGTTGTGCTTGACGTTAAAGCGCTTTTGCCTACTGCGGTGTTGCGATAGGCTGTAGTATTAGAAGCTAAAGCGGCTTGCCCCACTGCTGTGTTTTCCCCACCTGTAGTATTTAAGCTTAACGCGGCATCGCCTACTGCTACGTTGGAAGCTCCGGTGGTAGTTGAACCTAATGAAGTATAACCGACCGCTACGTTGAAACTTCCAGTAGTAAGAGCATCACCTGCCAAACCACCGATAAGGGTATCTCTTGTGGCTGTGGTTACTTCAACCCCTGCTCTTGCACCTACGGCTGTGTTGTAAACATCTGTTGCAGATGTAAAGTTTTGGTTTGCTAATGCGGCTCTACCCACTGCAACTGAATTACTACCTAGCGTATCAGCACTAAGAGAGTCACTGCCTATTGCTACGTTTTTATTTCCTGTAGTTAAAGCATCACCCGAACGACCACCAATAAGAGTGTTTTCAGTGCCTGTGCTTATTGCATTACCAGCTACGTACCCAACGGCTGTATTGTAAGATTGTGTTGTACTTGTAAAGTTTTGGACTTCTAAAGCCGCATAACCAATAGCAACGTTTCGCTCACCTTTAGTATCAGCGCCTAATGCCTGACCGCCTATGGCGACATTTGCCGCACCTGTAGTAATGGCATCGCCCGCCCTATAGCCAAGAGCAGTGTTATTGGATGCGGTGGTATTAGACTTAAGAGCCTCACGACCTACGGCTACGTTAGTTCCGCCTGTAGTGTTTGACTCTAAAGCTCCTTCACCAACAGCGGTGTTTTCTGGGCCTGTAGTGTTAGCACTTAGCGCATTATTGCCTATAGCAGTGTTGCTGTTTGCTGTCGTATTGGCATTTAAAGCTGTTGTTCCAACCGCTACATTAGATGTTCCCGTAGTGTTTGAAACCATTGCGTTGTAACCAACGGCTACATTGTTAGATGCTGTAGTAGTTGCTCCTAAAGCACTTCTTCCTAATGCAGTATTTTGTGAGCCTGTAGTTATAGCGTCACCAGTAAGTCCGCCAATAAGCGTATTAGCTGTGCCTGTGGTAATTGATGCTCCAGCCGTAAAGCCAACAGCCGTATTATAAGAATCTGTGCTAGATGTAAAATTCTGAGCCGCAAGAGCAGAATTACCAATAGCGACGTTTCTGTCTCCTAAAGTGTCTGCCGATAAAGCCAAGTAACCTACAGCAGTATTGTTATTGCCTTCTGTTAAAGAGTCCCCAGTTAAACCACCAATTAGAGTATTAGTGACTCCCGTAGTGACTGATGCTCCAGCACCATAGCCGACAGCGGTATTATATGAATTAGTTGCTGAAGTAAAATTTTGGTCTCGTAAAGTAAATGATCCGATAGCGGTGTTGCGAGAGCCTAAAGTATCAGCGCCTAAAGCATCTTTACCTACTCCGACATTATAATCAGCATCTGTAAGGGCATCACCTGCTAATGCGCCAATAAGAGTATTTTGAACGCCCGTAGTTATATAAAAACCCGCATCCTTTCCGACAGCGGTGTTATTTGATCCTGTCGTATTAGATGTTAAGGCGCTTCTGCCTAAGCCCGTGTTGTCTGCTCCAGTTGTGTTTTGCCCTAAAGCAGAGCCGCCTACCGCCGTGTTATTATTTGCCGTGGTGTTAGCATCCAGAGCAAAAGCACCGACCGCAGTATTTTGTATTCCTGTGGTGTTTGCCGCTAAAGCTGATGTTCCTACTGCTATGTTGTTGTCACCTGTAGTAAGCGCTGTCAATGCGGCATCGCCAATAGCTACGTTGTAGTTAGCTGTTCCGTCTGTGGAGTCTAAAGCCGTATTACCCAACGCTACGTTAGACGTACCCGTAGGATAATTACCATCCAGCTTGATTGTGCCGCCATCGACTGACAAGCCTGCTGCATACGCATTGCCTGACAGGTAAAGGTCTTTGAAACGTGCGCCAGAATCACCTAGATCTATAGCATTGTCACTTGTAGCGTTACTGGTTATTGACCACGGGTAAAGAGCAGGGACACCATCTACAAACTGAACGCCACAAACTCCTGTGCCAATATTTAAGTCACCGCCTTGAGTACCAATACTACCGACTGGTGTGCCGTCCTTGCGGAAGCTAATAAGCTCTCCATCTGTATTCATGCGGTTTAAAAACAGAGGTGTGCCTTCATATCTAGCCACTTGTAGGTTGTCATTCGCACCGTCTAGCAAAAGACCAGCATGGGCTTGAGTAGACGAGTTGTACAAAGAATTATGAGTAGTTCCTATAAGGAGCTTCCCGCTAGAGTCGATGCGCATGGCTTCTGTTACTGCTGTAGCAAAGCGCATAGAGTCAGTAGCATGGTCGTAAACTAGTTGTCCACGTCTTGATCCGCCTCCAGTTGTTGCGGTATCACCAAAGTAAAGGTTTCCGCTTCCATCAGCAGCACTAATAATGCTAATGCCGTTATTGCCGCTAGTTGTACCAACAACTAAGTTGTCGCCATCACCACTAAAAGACGACGGACTGCTAGTTCCAATACCGACATTCCCAGTCAAAAAGCTATACGTTAAAGCAGAGCCATCACTAGTTATTGAGAGTCCATTTGAAACGCCTGACTGACCTGCTTGGAATATGTTTTGAGAGCCAGCGCCGGCCAAAACATTTAGCTTATAAGTAGGTGAGCTAGTGCCAATACCGACGCTTCCAGCACTTGTTATTCTAAGTTTTTCATCAGTAGCAGAAAGGCCAAATGTAAAATTAGCAGTGCTTTTGTGATCTATAAAATCCATTTGTGTTCTCCTGCTATGACCAAGCTACTGTTAGTTTGTTGTTTATGCCTTCCATTACATTAGTAACATTAGAGGCTACTGAAATAAAACCTGCATCGTCTGTGCCTGTTTTAACAAGACAGCTATTGCCGTTAATCACACCACTAAGAATATTGCTGGGAGTAGTAGGATTAACATAAATACAAGGTTCAGCTACATCTGTTTTAGCTGTGTTACCAACAACTTGGAAGTGTTGTACGTCTTCTATTGTAATACGACGCTCAGTGTTGTTACCATTAACAATTGCATTATTAGTTCCGTCTACTCTAGTTACGCCTTCAATTAAACCATTACCACATATTTTAACAGTAGACGCTCCGGTTGATCCAGAGTTTGAAAAAACAACTCCACCGGCAATGTGTGCATTATCACTAACTACAGCTTTGGCTGTAAACGCAGCGGCTGCTGAAGATATAGAGCCTATGCGCTTGTTGTTAGACACGTTAAAACTTTTAGTAAAGGCAGATGCGTTTGTAATTGCACCGTTAATGTAAGAGTTAACTATTGATACACTTTCAACAGTACCGCTAATTCCTGCGTTACCTGCTACAGGCAAGAGAACGTCTCCGTTGCCTCCAGCAGCTTTTAAGTAAACGTCGTCGATAGTAACATTAAAAGGCTGTTCAATCTTAATGTCTCCACGATCAACGTAGCCGTGTGCAAGACGTATGTCGTGTCCAATTGTAGAGTTAGGCAACATTAAGAAACTAACACCGTCATCTAAATTACGACAAGTTCCTTCTATATAAAAGTTTTCAATAGTGCAATGAACTGTATCTTTAATGCTTCCTCTAATAAATTTATTAACGTATGCAGTAGAAGCGTCTGTCTTTAAGAATACATTGTTAAAGAAAGCTTTGTTGCCGTTAGTTAAATAAATTTGAAGCAGTGAGTTATCAAGACCTGTTGTGTCAATAGTTGCACGAGCAGTTACGTCTACTGTTAAGTTTGTAACATTTGATTCTTCACAGCTTTCAATCCAGAATGCGCCTGAAGGATTACTAGAAAAAGACTGAGTAGAATCGTTAATAACTGTAATGTTACTAGCATTAAACTTTTTATTACGGTCAGCAGTTACACCACACGAGGCATAGTTCTTGCAGATAGCGTTAGATATGCTGTACTCACCACCAATAGCAAGGAAATTAAATGATCCCTGCGGAGCCGCTGTAGTGGACGAAAAGCTCATTGCTGAACCATCAACATTAAATGTAGCAGGCAATAGTCCTACGTCTTCTGCGTAAACATCAGAAACAATAGTACGTCCTTTGTGGGCAGTAATGTTATTGCTTCCGTCAAAAACAGCTTGGTAAACTGCAAAGGTTTGATGCGAAATGTTTTTAAATACACATCCCTGAATAACTGTAGTGCCATAAGAGTTTACACGTACTGCTGCGATACCGTGATGGTTTTCAAAACGACAGTTAGTTATGTGAGTCGTAGTTTCTTCGTTATTAGCATTAACTTTGAAGAAAGCACTTAGCGAAGGCTCAATAGTATCAAAGCCACCAAAGTCAGTAGTAGTGTCTGTCCAAGGCTCGTTACCTGATTTGTAGTCACCACGACCACCGTCAAGTACAATATTGTCTAACGCAATTGTCATGGCTGTTGTGCCAGAACCAGCGTCACAATTAAATCTACCTTGGTCTGAGTATGACGTACCTAACTTAAACTTAAAGTTACGCATACGACAGAATGCACCTTGATCGACATCAATGGTTGTTGTAATTAAGTAAGTTTTATTACCGCCGTCCAACCAAGCGCCTGATACAGCTACGGAGTCCATTGCTGTTTGTAATGCTGCTGTGTCATCAGTACTGCCATCGCCTACCGCACCAAAAGCAGCAGCAGAAATAGACTGACTGTCCACATATGCTTTGATCGACTGTTGAGTAGCCAATGCCGTAGCACTGTTGCTAGACATATCATCCTGATCAAGAATGTCTGTGATGCTTACTGAGCCTGTTCCGGATAGAGCGTCAAACTCTACAGTTCCTGTTACGTCGATGCCTGTGGAGGTGGTGGCAAGTTTCTCACTGCCATTAAACCCAAGGCCAACTTTTCCATTATCCAAAACTGAAATAAGTGTGCTAGTGCCTCCTGCATTCTGCACGTAAAAATCATCAGCAAGTATCTTGATGTCTCCGGCTCCAACATCTTTGATAATGCCGCTTGTTCCGTCACTATAGATCTGTAGTTCAGGCCCAGCACCGAAGATAGCCTTGTCGTTGTCGCCAAAGGTAATGTTATTTCCGTTAGTATCAAGATCACCACCTAGTTGTGGCGTAGTGTCTTCTACGAGTTCGTTGGTAGCGGCAACAGTAGTATCAACATACGCCTTGATCGACTGCTGAGTAGCCAATGAAGTGGCACTGTCACTAGCCATGTTGTCTTCATCAAGGATGCCTGTAATGCCATCTAAAAGATTAAGCTCTGTAGCAGTAGATGTTACGCCATCTAAAATATTTAACTCTGCTGTAGTCGCAGTTACGCCATCAAGAATGTTTAGTTCGGCGGCTGTAGAGGTAACCCCATCTAAGATGTTGAGTTCTGCTGTGGTTGAAGTTACACCGTCTAAAATGTTAAGTTCTGCCGCTGTGGACGTTACTCCATCAAGGATATTCAACTCAGCCGTAGTAGCTGTAACACCATCCAGCAGGTTAATTTCTGTAGCTGTAGCAGTAACGCCATCAAGGATGTTCAATTCAGCAGTAGTAGCGGTAACACCGTCAAGTAGATTAAGTTCTGCAGTAGACAGAGTTGCACCGTCTAGGATGTTAAGTTCAGCCGCAGTAGAGGTTGTCGCTAATGATACAGCGCCAGATGTAACTGAAAAGTCTGCTGAGTCAAACGAAGCTACACCTTTGTTAGATGCAGTAGCGTCTTCTGCTTTAATTACAATTTCATTGCCTGTAGCAGAGGTATCAATGCCTTCACCGCCCGATACAGTCAGTGTTTCAGAGTCAAGGTCAATTGCAATCGTGCCTGAGTCAGTAGTGACATCAAGGTCTTGTGCTGTAACTTGTGAGTCAACGTAAGCTTTTACGGACTGTTGTGTAGGAACCAAAGTTGCACTATTAGACGACATATCGTCTTCGTCAACGAATGCAGTGACGCTTATAGTCCCATCAGAAATAGTTTCAAAGGTTAGGGTTCCGGTAAACGTAGGCCCTGCTGTGTCAGCTTTGGTTGCAATAGCAGTTGAAATCGCATCAAACTCAGTTTCAAATTCAGCGCCACGAATGATTTTATCTGCGTCGCCTGAAGGTAGTGAGTCTTTTGCTGCAAAGTCTGTAGTCTTAGTATAATTAGACATCGGTAAGTCCTATTGCAGAGAAGAAAAAAGGAAAGAAAAGGGGCCATTGCTGACCCCCTTGAGTTCGTTACTCTGCAATTGCGAGTACGAAACCAGCTTCAGGACGATATACCTGAACACCGTACAGGCAGTCAGCCGTGTACAGAGTCGAGAGGTATTCCTGCTTGTACTGAGTCTGCGAACGTACAGCTTGCTGTTCTGCCATGACGATAGCGTCAGTGTGGAACAGAAGTGCCGCACGAGTATCAACAGATGATGCAGTGTTGTCAGCCGCTGCTTCGATAGTTCGGCAGTTAGCTGAAACGTAGATGTCTACACCGTACAAGTTTCCGATAAGACCAGAGTTTACAGCTTGACCAGTTACGAAGTCAGAAGACACGTATCGGTCAATACCCATGATGGTGTTACGGACAGAAGGAGGAATAACAAGTGAACGTCCGTCCATAGGTACGTTGTTGTCATCAAGCTTCTGGATCATGTCACGGAAGAACGCATCAGTGAACACGTCAGCCGCTACAACAGTGTCGTCAGTGTACTGAGTAGTAGTACCGCCGTCGTTAAAGAAGCAACCAGTGTGCTGATAGTCAGTAGCTGCTGGGCTAAATACAACAGCACCACCGTCACCGAAACCAGTACCCGCTGCGTGAAGGTCATTGTCAACCTGCACTGAAAGAGCGTAACCAGCATCTTCAGTGTAGAACTGACGGAGGCTAGAAAGCGCCTGTACTTCAACGATGTCTTCGATCAAACGTGAGTACTCGAAGTGACGGTCGATGTCAACAGTCAGTTCGCTCTCAGTGTTTGCAATGATAGTAACTGCAGTGTCAGCAGCCTTAGCATTTGCATCGCCACGAGTTGGCTTTGGAATGTGAAGCTTGTCGCCCTTCTTACCTGTCATGGCAATCTTCTTGACAAGTGGAGCCATCTTCAGGTTCTTCTGGTAAGCAGCAATAATCTCATCACTCCAGATTTCTGGAATAAACGTTGCCGCTTCAGTCTTCGCAGTATTACCGGCTGCACCCGGATAAGTTGCAGTAGCCATGTCAATCTCCTAGATTATTTGACTCGACCCTCCGCATAAGCTGTCATAATTTCATCGGACAAAGCTTGATAACGATCAGGGTCATCTTTCATTAGTTTAATAATGTCGGCCCTACGATATACCTTCTTACGACTACCTTCAGCACTGCCTCGTGCGTTACCTGTATTTGCTGCCTTAAGTGTCTGCTTACGTGCCTGTTTTTCAACTTCGGCAGTTTGTTGGGCTACTGTCTTCCGTTCTTTCCAGAGTGAGAAGAGTTCGTCCGCAGAGTCAGCATCATACTGCTGGTCAGCAGCTACAAATAACTGAGTCCTAATCTTGGAAGCTTTAATCCACTCAGCAAACTTTGGATCACCAAGAATCTCTTGCATGTCAGGATGCTTACTTTGAAGCATAGCAAGAGAAGCTTGTTTTTTATACTGCGTAGAGTACTGTTCTGCTTCTCTAATCTTAGGATGATTCTCAATAGCACGATTAACGGCTGCTTGAGGGTCTGTAAAATAGTCTATATCTTCTTCAGGCTCAACGTGTTGCTGTTGAGGTGCTGGAGGTTGTGTTTGAGTAGCAATGTAATCATCTACAACCTTACGAAGTTCGCCTACTTCAGAAGACTGACGACCTAAAAGCTTTTCAGCTTCTTGGTGCATTTGTACCACTTCTTCTAAAGACTTACCTTGGTACTTCTCTGGCAAGCTAGGTTCTTCTACTTGAGGTTGCTCAACTTCTGCTTCCGCTTCTTGTTGAATCTCATCAACTTCGTTTTCAATGGTGTCCACGTTTTCCTCTTCAGGTTGTGGATCAAGCATCATAGCTCGTGACATAATTAAACTCCGTGATTATAATCATTGTGGAGATTTGTTTTTTCTACCTGCTTTTTCGTGTTCCCTAACCCACTTCATGTGCTGACCGGGGAAGTCCCCAGTAGAACCGTCAAGGTGGAAAGACGGGGCAGATACCAGTTTAGTAGCATTAGCGCCACAACCGCACCTACTGGTTGTAACGCCAGACTCTACCATTTCTTCAAAGACATGTCCGTTAGTACAACGGAAGTCATATATTTTATACATCTACAGGCTCTTCAGCTTCTGCTTCTGCTTGATCGCGAGCAGCTTCAATAGTGCCTTGTAAATTAATAACAGTAGCGAAAGCAGCTACTTGACCTTTACGGAAGTATAAATCTTCCTGATCTTTTACTGTTTGAATGTCTGCTAACTGCGTTGCGTTGTTGGAAAGTTCGCTAACGAGTTGTTTGAAACCTTCATGATTAAACAATTCATTGTAATTGTTAAAGTATGTTTCAAGCTCGGGTGTCATAGTTTCCTCTAAAGTTTACTGTATAGTTATATTATACCATACATTTTATTAAATGTCAAGACTTTTTAGAAGTTTTTCTTCTACGGCCTGACGCTGTTACTGCATGTTTAATTTTAGCTGGTCCTGTTTTTCGTTTAGCAGATGATTTTTTTTCTGCTGCGGTCATCTTAGCTGCAACCGCTTTAGGTCTACAAGAAGGGTAAGGACGTTTACTCTTGGTAGCTGACTTACGACCGCAAGGCTTACCCGTTTTAACGTCCACCCAATCTTCTTTAAACCATTTAGTAAGACCACCTTTGGTTTTACTCATAAGTTCCACCACGTTTTTTATACTCTTTAGTCAACCAACCTGAAGCATAAGCACTGGGCCAAACTTTATATTTACGTTTAGCCTCTGCTTTAACACGAGCATACAATGCTTTGTTTTTAGGTGTTGGAGACTTGCTTTTTGTTTTTGGCATGACTACTTCTTCTTTTTTCGATTAGTCAATGTACGTTGACCACGTTTAGGTAGTGCAGGCTTTTTCTTTTTGGGCTTCATTGATTTCATTCCATAGCCGGGCATAGCTTTCTCCTTTGCTGTCTTAGACAGGTCTTCAAAATGGAAAAGTTTTACAGATGTTTTTCCGTGGGTTTTACCTGAGTGTAACGACCCATCAGGCATCTTATGCGTACCGCCTGTATATTCAGTGCCGTCACGCTTATAATGTTTAACTCCTTTAGCCATTACCATTTAACCTTATGCGACCAATAACGCGCAGATAGTTTGCTGGGATTTGCGTCTTGGGCATTGTGACGGGCGTAGTAACTTTTTTTCCGCGCTTTGTCTTTTGCGCTTGTAGGATTCTTACCCGCACCTTTTACTCCTTGCTGACCAAAACGGATTGTTTTAATTTTATCGCCTTGTTTTGCAACAACAACGTGAGACTTAGTTGGGTGATTAGGCGTCCTCTTTGGTTTGTTGAACCCGCTTACTCCTGCTCGTGCTAGTCTTGGATCTTTCTTTGCTGGCATTATTGAGTTCCTCCACTTGGCGTTCTAACTGGTCTAGGCGCTTCCACTGGCTGTTGAACTCTTGGTTGACTCTCTGCAGAAGTAGGCGTAGTTCGTGGTCTGTTAACATTTGTTTTACCTTCTATTTGTTTCTCTTTAAGGAGAGTATCAGCAACACGCATACGTCGCTCAAACTCTTTGTCTTCAGCGTCACCTTCACGAAGGTTTCGGGTGATAGCGTTAATCTTATCAATCTCTAGTTCTTGTGGCACTACCTGAGCTTCTGCAACCAGCTTAGTAGCTCGTGCAACAGACTCTTGAGCTTGAGCAGACAGTGCTGCAGTTTGTGACTGCTGGAACTCAAGCTGTGCTTGTTGTGCTGCCTGAGCCATCTGCTGTGCTTGAGGATTAGGCTGCATAGCTTGTTGCATAGCTGCAAGAAGTTCTTCACGGTTAGACAAGTTCATGTTGTCAATAACAGATTGAATTAGTGTTGTATACAGCGGTGAGTCTTTGCCCATAGTCTGTAACAACTGTACAAGCTGAGTGACTTCGTACTCACGAGCAATAATACCTAGAGTACTGCTTGCGTTAAACTTGTAGTCAGCAACAGGGTAGTTTTCAGGGTCAAACTGCATGTAACGGTATGCTGCTTTCTTAACAAACGGAATCAAGAAAGACTGCTGGAAGTTAATCAGTGTACGCTTGTGTCGCTTAATAATAGCGCCAAGAGACATACTAATCCCAGCGGCAGTAGCCTCGCCGTTAACACTACCAGCAATTCCTGCTGAGTCAACTGCTCCGGTAGCTTGCTGTACCATCTGCTGCAATGCTCCGGCCTGAGCAAAAGTGATTTGATTGACTTGACCAAAGTTGAAAGGCTGAAGTACTTCACGAGGATCTCCACTGGTTAAGATCATCTTACCGGGGCGTACTTCTGGTTTTGCACCTCGTGGTAAACGAGTAGCATCAATAGCCATCATAGGATGAATGGTAAGACTCAATGCGTCAATTCTTGCACGTAGTTCTGTGTCAAGTGCTTTCTGGCTGTTGTAGCCTTTTTCGCAAACACCACGGCCCCAGAAACGTCCGGGTACTACGTCCCAAGGGAATGCAACAACAGGACGATCTTGCATCATGTATGGGTTGGCTTCTGCTTTAAGAAGAATACCCCCGTTAGCAACCACTACAACGGCTTCTACGTAACGCGAGCCAGATTCATCTCTAGCTACATCTTCTTCGTCATCGTCGCGTGTAGCGGCATCTAGAAGCTCTCGTGGCACTAAACCGTAGTACTTTGTTAGTCGTACCTTTTGATCATTATAAATTGTAATATCTTGATCAGGCTCTAAGTCAGTATCAGGAGCAGCAGGACCAACATAAACATTTCGGTATACGCCTTGTTCCTGCAAAAGTTCTACTTGGTGTAGGCTAACAAACTCATCTACAGCTACACCCATAGCATCTTCAACAGATGTTGCTACAGGATCGATTAAAAAGTTTTGAGGCAGTACAGGTTTAAGCTTTACTTTTACACGGTCAGTAATATTAACACCAACAGCTTGGAGATCACCACCCATAATATCTTGGGTAGCAGGTGCCATTTCTTTCATTTCTTCAATGACAATTTCACCAACACCTGTACCAAAGACAGCCGCGTTAATAAGACACTCAGCAACAGCCTTACGTACCATACACTCTTCAAAGTCTTCCGTAAGTTTGTTACGTAAGAACTGTACGTCTTGTTTGTTAGTGTCGCCCATATTATCACTAACGTCAAACCACTTACCACGTCCAAAGGTGGCTTCTTCTAGTTCTGCTACGTTAGATTCTACAGCCTGCTGAAGTGCAGGAGAAATAATACGGGAACGCTCAGACCTACGCTCACTGTCAGCAGGGTCCCATATACCACGCCATAGTCTATAATATTCTTCAAATCTTGCTTCATAATTACTTTCGTAGTAGTCCCTCCAGTCTTCACACTTGGTGATAACCCAATCTTCAATTGTTTCTTGAACCATAAGTGGGTCTTGTTCATATAAGTCAGTCATATTAGTATCCTGCTACCACGTCTAAAATTTCATGGTCTTCTATTTCGTAGTCGTAGTCATACGCTACATTTGCCAGTTGGTCGATGTACGCCAAAGCGTCCACCAAGTCGTCATGGGTCAAAGGGTCAGGAAACTGGAAGAGTTGGTCTAAAAATCTAGAGTTCCACTCTCCTTTGTTCAGCGTAATGTACCCATTTTCAAAGCGTCCTTGTAACGCCCACATTACCCTGTCTGTTTTCTTTTTGTTACCGTGTGTCAACTCTTCTACTCTAAAGAATGTTCCATACCGCTTTTGTAAATCCATTAGAGGTGACATGACGGCTTGTTTAGCAATACCTCTTTCGATTCCAACCGATACGGGACGGTAATCTCTAACGGCCTGAAATATCTTAGCTGCTGTTTCGTCAAGTGACCATCGACCGTATATGATATTGTCAACATACCAACCATGCTCACTGACCTTAACCACGGCGATCGCTGTGTCGTCAAGTTTGGAATTCTTAGTTTTCTTTTTGTTGACTTCTTCAAAACCTGCCAAGTCAACTGCAATGTAGTAATCTCCTATTTCTGGCTCATCCTCACTAACGCGTACCCAGTCTTCCTTAAACATCTCTGAGCCACGGGCTTCAAACGATGCCATAAATTCCTGACGAAACGCATAAGACGACATAGAGCGTTTAGCAATATCAATTTCAGACGGGTCCAATAATGGATTGTCATAAGAAGTAAAGTGCCAAGCTTTGTACGTTTCATCATCGCCTAACTCCGCATACTTGTACAACTCGTAAAAATGGTTGCGACCCATTGGTGTCCCAATGAACATTGCACATCCCTTTTGATCCGCAAGTGCTGGTCTAAGGATTTGTTCAAATACGTCAGGTTTCATGTCTGCGTATTCGTCTAGTACTAAAAACTTAAGGCTAACGCCTCGCATTGTCTCTGGTCTGTCT